AGAGCTAATTTTGGTACTGGATATTTAAAAGGAACATTAGGACCTTATAAATTTTACAACAGAGCATTATCAGCATCAGAGATATTACGAAATCACAATGCAATTAAATCTAGATTTGGATTATAATCAAAAATTCATTATAATAAAGAAAAAGAATAGGACTGGTTATGCCCGAAACTAAAATTGAAGAACATGTTGATCTTATTGCAACACGTATTCCACCGGGTGATAATTGGGAACTAGTAATTGATAAAGGCAATGTCATTGAAGGTTTAGTTCAAACACTAACTACTTATATGCGAAAGACCGAATTCAAAGGACATTATCGTTTAGAACCATTAAACGGAAAATTGTTTGCAATCAAAGAAATAGAAGTAGAAATACAAAAACCAAAACCACAGAAGTGGGATCTATATGGAGAATCATAAATGGCTGAAAAGAAATTAGAAAAACAACACGTTACGGAAATTGAACAAATCAGAACAAAGTTTGCTGAAAACAATACTGAAATTGCATTAGCTACAAAAGAAATATATGCAATGCAACAACGAGTAGAACAATTAGAAGCATATCAAGAACAACTGTTACAACAGTTTCAAACCCTCCAATCACAAGAAACTGATTTGGTAAATAAACTCAAAGAACATTACGGCGAAGGACAAATTGATCTTGAAAAAGGTGTATTTATCTCTGAATCATAAGTTTGGCAAAAAACATTCATATTTATATTAAACTAACAAGGAGATAATTTAATGGCCGAAAGAATCGTATCGCCGGGTGTATTCACGGTAGAAAAGGATCAATCATTTCTGCAGGCTGGTGTTTCTGAAATTGGAGCTGCCATTGTTGGACCTACCGTAAAAGGTCCTGCATTGATTCCAACCCAAATAACATCATTCCAGGAATTTGAAAATATATTTGGTTCTTATTCAGAAGAAACATATGTACCGTTTGTGGTACAAGACTACTTGCGTAATGCAGGAGTAATGACAATAACAAGACTATTATATGAAGATGGGTATCAATTAGACAATGGTCTTCTTGGTATTGTTGCAACATCTGCATCTGCAGAATATGTGACTCATGTACTTCACCCATCTCGCCCAGTATCAACTGTCGGCGCTGGCAATGACATATTTGAAGATGCTGTATTAGCAGACGCAGGGTCTGGTTCATTCTCACTTAAATTGTCTGGATCATATGCATTTGACAGCAACGTAACAAGAGCAGATGATTTTTATGTAGAGGGTGCTAACATATCAGGGTCTATTGTATCAACATCTAATAGTTATTTAACAAAGATTATTGGTGCTGATGCAAAAACAAATTCATATCCAGCATATGTAATTTATGAAAATACAGGAGCATCTGCATTATTCAATAATTTGGGTGATGTAACAGTTAAATTAGTTAAAGCGTCTACATTTGAAGTAGAGCAAGACTATCAGACTGCTGCAACACCATGGATTACATCTCAAAAGATTTCCGGCAATGCAAAGAACTTGATCAAGTTCCATACATTATCTCATGGAACATCTACAAACCACGAAGTTAAAGTTGGTATTAGAGATGTACGTCCTGCATCAGAAGTTGCAGATCCAAATGGATTCGGTACATTTACAGTTGAAGTAAGAAGAGTGAATACTAATAACATTACAAATTCACCTTATTCTTCAGATGATACTGATGCTCGTCCAGAGATTGTTGAATCATATACCAATGTTAATTTAGATCCATTATCACCACGATATGTTGCAAGAGTAATTGGAGATCAATATCAAACAACTGATGCTGATGGAAAAGTATTTGTAAATGGCGATTATCCAAATATTTCACAATATATTAGAGTAGAAGCAGATGCCGGCGTAAAAGATCGTACAAATGACAAAACGTTGATTCCATTTGGTTTCCGTTCATTATCATCTCCAATTCCAAATATTTCTGGATCTGTTAATTTAGAAGCTGCTTCATTTGTAACATCGCAGACTGTAAGCTCACAATTTAGCAACAAGAATTATCATGGTTTTGATTTCACTGATACGCATAACTTGAACTATTTAGCTCCAATACCAACAACAGGAGCAACTACAGGTAGCAATGCAGACTTCTATTTAGGTGATGTATCACAAGCATCAGAAGCTGGATTCCCTAGTTTGGCTACTGCATATAGTGGATCATTGGAAGATGCATTAACAGCAGACACATTTACAACCAATGTTAGCATCAATACACGTAAGTTTATTGTACCATTGCAGGGTGGGTTTGATGGTGCAAGACCTAACCTACCTAAATTAACGGGTGGTAATATTACTGCTAATAACGCGTTTGGATTTGATTGCTCTGGAGCATCAACAACAGGTACTACGGCTTATAAGAAAGCGTTTGCCGCACTGTCAAATACAGATGTATATGATATTAATATGTTGATAACACCAGGTATAATTCACTCTTTACACCCCTCAGTAACCGCTGCGGCCAGAACATTGGCAGAAGATCGACAAGATACATTCTATGTAATGGATTCAAATGCATTGACTGATAGTATTGCAACAGTTACTAATACTGTGAATAGTATTGACTCGAATTATACTGCTACTTATTATCCATGGGTAAGAATTATTGATACAAGTAGAAATATTCCAATATTTGTTCCACCATCAGTAGTTGTACCAGGAGTATTGAGTTTCAATGATGCAGTAGCTGCACCATGGTATGCTCCAGCTGGTTTGAACAGAGGTGGATTGACACAAGCCATTGATGTTTATTCAAGATTGACACAAGCAGAACGAGATACATTGTATGAAGCAAGAACAAATCCAATCGCAACATTCCCAGGACAAGGTATTTGCATTTGGGGACAAAAGACGCTTCAATCACGTCCATCTGCATTAGACAGAGTAAATGTAAGAAGATTGCTTATCACGGTTAAGAAGTTTATTGCTTCTTCAACAAGATATTTAGTATTCGAACAAAATACTGCTGCTACTAGAAATAGATTCTTAAACATTGTGAATCCATATCTTGAAAGAGTTAAACAACAACAAGGTTTGTATGCATTCCGAGTTATTATGGATGAAACAAATAATACACCGGACTTGATTGATCAGAATATATTGTATGGACAATTATTCCTTCAACCTACAAGAACGGCTGAATTTATTGTGTTAGACTTCAACATTCAACCAACGGGAGCATCTTTCCCAGAATAGTAGTTGAATAACGTAATAAAAGGTAGGGTTTCGGCTCTACCTTTTTTACTATTCATCATATTTATAATAAATTGAGGAGAAATACAAATGGCAGATATCTTAACTAATGAAGAAATCTTTTTCAAAGATTGGGAACCAAAACTACAGAATCGTTTCTTCATGTATATTGATGATATTCCTTCATACATTATAAAGGCCGTTGACCGACCTAGCATCAACAACGGACAGGTTGTTATTGATCATATCAACGTTGAAAGAAAACTTAAAGGAAAGTCTCGTTGGCAAGATCTTAACATTACACTTTATGATCCAATTGTACCATCAGGAGCACAAGCTGTTATTGAATGGATTCGTTTAGGACATGAGTCTGTAACAGGTAGAGACGGATATGCAGATCAATACAAGAAAGATCTTAAATTTCACGCATTAGGCCCAGTAGGTGATAAAATTGAAGAGTGGATCATCAAAGGAGCTTATGTGAATTCAGCAAATTGGGGTTCAATGGATTGGGCGCAAGAGGCAAATGTTGAGATTCAGCTCACAATTAGTTTTGATTACGCAGTATTAAATTACTAAGATATATTTAAATTGGGAGTCTATACGGCTCCCATTTTTACTGTTCGCAATATTTATAATAAAGTTATTAGGAGATAAATGGCACGAGTTACAGAAAAATATGCTTCAGACCCAATTGAGCAAGCAAAAGCTCAAGCATTAGCAGAATATTCAGCAAAGAAAACCAGTTCGGTACCAACAGAAATAGTAGATTTACCATCTGAAGGAAAATTTTATCCAAAGGATCATCCACTTCGAAGCGGTAAAATTGAAATGCGTTACATGACTGCATATGATGAGGACATTCTAACCAATGCATCATATATTCGCAATGGGGTTGCTATTGACAAGTTGTTAGAGACTCTAATTGTTAATGAAAACATTAA